GGATTGAGTACCGCCTCCGCCACCACCGCCGAAGTAACCACTTACTCCATAAGAAGTAAAGCTTGAAAATAATTGACCTGCACCACCAGCTCCACCTGCATCAAGATTTGTATCTGCTCCTGCTCCTCCAGCACCGCCACCACCGCCACCTTGATAAGTGCCGTTGTTGTGAACATGAGTCCCACCAGAATTACCATAAGAAGTCCAACCAGAGAATGTCCCTTGGTTTGATACGTTACCATTCAGGTTATTCCAAGATCCACCACCACCTGAGCCACCTTGAGATGCTGAATAGTAAGAGGTACTAAATCCTGTATAGTGAGGTGAATTACCACCATAACCACCAGAACCACCGCCCCCTTTAGCAGTAATTGTGCCACCTGAGATTGCAAATGTCGTATCTCCGCCATTATTATAACCACCATCATGTGCATATGGTGATATACCAATTCCGTCTCCACCTGCTCCTACTGAATATGCAATACCTGATGATTTATCGGTTGATGTAAATGTATAACTTGATCTGTGAACTATTCCACCAGCACCACCACCACCAGTAGCAATATTAGGTGAACGTCCGCCTGAAGCTCCACCACCAACTATTAATATTTCTGCGGCATCTACTCCTGACGGAACTGACCAAGTTCCAGAACCAGAGAGCTGAGCATATTGATAAGGTCTTACTGTTATTGTATAATCTCTTTCTGCTGTATTAACACCATCTGTTGCTTCAACAGTAAATGTGGTTGTAACTGATGATCCTGTGGTTGGTGTAGTACCACTAAATACTCCACTTGTACTCATACTTACTCCACTTGGTAGAGATGAGCCAGATTTTAGAGTGATTGATACTGATTGCCCATCAGCATCTGTTGCTGTTATTTGTGTAAATGCTGATGCCGCTGTTCCTTCAATTACTGTACCTAACGAACCTGCTGCAACACCAAAAGCAGGAGTTGAACCAGCATCTAATGCAGATGCTAATGTCCCACTAAAATTACCAGGGTTAGTTACTCTGACTCCGTACGGCTCATTTGCAACAGTAAGTGCTGTGCCTGGAGTTTGTGCGGTAATTGTAGTTGTACTATTCACAGTAACAGAAGGAGAGTTATATACTGTTCCATCATCACCTATAAATTGAACAGTAGCTCCTGTTTTAAAATTTGTACCAGTAATAGTTATGTCGGCATTTGCATCTGTTTCAGTAGTTGGACTAATTGAGGTTACGCCCGGAGCATTTCCAAGAGCTTGCCAATTATTACCATCATAATACTCCATAACATCTGTGGTAGTATTAAATCGAAATACTCCTGTTGCTGGAGAGGAAGGTCTTTCAGCAGTAGTTCCGGAAGGTAATGTTACACCCTCTGATCCTGTAAAATCAAGATTTTCAGCAAGTTGATTTGGTCCTACTATATTATCTGCTAATAATTTTACTTTTGTTGCCATTTAAAATTCCTATGATATTATTATATTTATAAGGATTGTTTCTTTAGTTTTTGAAATATGCTGGCAATCCTATCATTGGCCGGCCATCAAATTTATTGCTTTCAGCATCTTTACCACTAGCATCATTGTAGTGTAAAAACACTTGTCCACAATCTTTGCCTTTAAATGGTTCTCTCCAATGCTCTAATTCACAGCCACGATACATCAGCATATCGCCTGGTTTTAGGTTTATTTTGATATCCGGCTCTAAATATATTGACCATTCATCTCCACCTAAGTTCATGGTGGTAGATATCTCGCAAGAGTATCTATCTTTATGTCTTTTTAACTCATCACCTTTTTTATAGATTCTTGCATACGAATAAGTTTCAGTTAGTTTTACACCTGATTCTTTTTCCATAATAGGTTTAACTTTTTGCAATAAAGTTTCCATAACTATATCGCTATAGTGTGAATAAGTTTCAGGTATTTGTTGATCGTTCCAAACTCCAAAGTATTCAGTAAACTGTGAAATGTATTTTTCATCAAACAAATGTTTTGCCACCTCTCTTTTATTTAAAAAGTATTGATAACAAAAATCTGCTAACTCTGTTGATATGGCATTTTTTATAACTTGGTATTTGTCTTTTTTAAAACTCATCTAAATGGATATCCTAAATTCCAACACACTAAGGAGTGTCGTATTCCTTTGGTTACTGGTTTGACTCTATGCCAAACAAAAGATGGAAAGATAATTACACTGCCTTTCTTTCTAATTTCTTCGCATATTCTTGGCTGTGAGCCTTCGTCTGTGTTTCTAAAATCAAACTCTAAATCTCCTCCTTCGTATTCTTCAGGATCGGTTAAAGATACAGTCATGCTAAGTTTTCTTTGCTTACCGTGCACATTTTGATTTTCAGGATTATTGTAAGGTTCTTCATAAGAGTCGCAATGCCAATCGTAAAACTGGCCTTTCTTGTATTCGGTAAACTGACAAGACTCTGACCAATCCCATTCAAAATTCCACCCAGCGTTATAATTTGCTTGATGGATGTAAGGTTGTATTTCTTCATATATCCACCTATCATTCATCCATACAACATCAGACTTTCTTTTCTTTTGAATGTTTTTAAGTTCTAGTTTAGTTAGATTGTCTTTTTCAGAAGTGCCAGTAAGAGCCATTTCTTTGTTTTGCTCTTTACCATAACGAACTATATCATCACATATTCTTTCAGGTATTGCAGATTGAAAATACCAATAGTACCATTTTAAATTCATTATATAATATATATAATGATAAAATTAATTGGTCCAGTTACTAGCCTTTACTTGTCTAAAAACTGATCTTAAATCCCAAACACTTGAGGCTGCTTTGGTTTCAGGTTCATTAATAATAACAACACCTGAACCTCCAGGCATAACAACAGGTGCTCCGTGACCCTCAGCTGCTGCACCACCTCCACCTCCAGTGTTAATTGTACCTGCTGTTGCTTGTGGTTGGTTGGTTGGAGGAAAACCTAAAGCATATCTTCCACTTTGTCCACCCCCGCCTAATCCACCTGCTGATGTAAAAGGAGCTCCTGCTGGCCCAGGTTGCCAACTACTACCACCCCCACCTGCTCGGTAAACAGATGAACCAGTAATAGAAGATGCTAAACCATCTCCACCTTCTCCACCAATATATTGATATGGTGTTGCAGGTGCGGGTGTTACTCCAGCAGCTCCAGCACCGCCTCCGCCGCCAATACCACCGCCTTGAGAACCGCCACCTGGATTTCCTTGACCTGGAGTTCCTGCTCCTCCTGAAATAAAACCTCCTGCTCCACCACGATAAGACCCAGCACCAGAACCGCCACTTTGTCCTACTTGTGGTGTTCCTGAAACACCTCTAACTCCACCACCACCCCCTATAGCTGTAAGAGGTGCTGCTGCTCCTAGAATTGAATTTGAACCATTATTACCCCAAGTATTAGCAGGTATCCCTCCTTGACCGCCATCATATCCACCTGCTCCACCTGCTCCTACTGTTATAGGCACTGGGCTTAAAGGCAACGGATGAGAGGGTACTTCCAAATATCCACCTGCTCCACCACCTGACCCTTGCTGAGCTGCACCGCCTCCACCTGCTACAACTAATACCCAAGCATTACTTGTTAAAGGTTGAGCAGTAAATGTTCCTGAAGAATTAAACGTAGTGATTTGTTGAGCTTGAGTTGTAACTGTTTGTGCTGCTCCGATTAATCTAGGCATTTGTCCAATTTCCTGCTTTTACATTATCGTATACTGAATTCATATCCCATACTCCAGATGTATTAATTATATAATCTGTTTGTGGTTCTTTAACTATAACCACACCTGAGCCACCAGCTGTTTCATTTCCATAACCTGGTATTACAGGAGCACCTGCTCCACCAGCTCCAACCGTAACGGTATATGGTGTATTTCCTACTACAGTTAAAGTTGATTCAGCACTAGCACCTCCACCTGAAGATTCGCCTGGTACAGAGGAACGATATCCTCCTGCTCCACCGCCACCACCAAAGTTTTGGAATGGATTAGAATCTTCAGCGAAGCCACCACCTCCGCCACCTGTGTTTGCAGTACCAGCAGAAGCACGAGTTCCAGGCGCACCACCTTGAGTACTACCGCCAGTTCCTCCACCACCAGAGCCACCCGCTCCAGTAGTTTTTGGACCAAAATAATAAGAAGCTCCTCCACCTCCGCCAGCTCTTGTTACAGATGACCCAGTAATTGATGATGAAACTCCAGCTCCACCATCTCCACTTCTTACAGTGCCTCCATCAGGTTGCCACGGTTGACCTGCAGCACCAGCTCCTCCGCCTCCTCCAGCTACATCAGCTCCTACAGAGTTTGCTCTTGCTCCACCTCCACCGCCATATCCTTGGTTGGCTGTTCCACTTCCGACAACATAACGACCAGCACCACCACCTGAACCTCCAGGTTGTGCACCAGGGTTTGGTGTAAAATAACCGCTATCTCCACCGCCTCCACCTGTACTTGTAAGAGTAGTGATAGGTGTTCCTGCTATTGAAGAGTCTGAACCTCTTGAACCTACAGTCAAGACTCCACCTTGAGCACCTCCACCTCCGCCACCTCCAGCAATGACAAG